ACCCCGGCTTCAATAACCGCTACGTCTCCCTCGACGCGCTGCTCGACGCCATCAAGCCCGTCCTCCTCAGCCATAACCTGGCTCTGATCCAGACGCTCATCTCCGAGGAAGGTAAGGTCGGCATCAATACCGCTTTTCTCCACGCCTCGGGTGAGCGCTTCGACTTCGGACGCCTGATGGTCAAAGCCGAGGGGCTCGACGCCCAGAAGATTGGCGGGGCCATCACCTACATCCGCCGGCAGTCCATCCAGACGGCTTGCGGTATCTCCGTTGACCTCGACGACGACGGTGCCGTAGCGGCCTCTGGCTTCCGTTCTGCGGCCTCTTCCCAGTCTGCCCCTGCCTTCTCCCACACCCCCCGCCCGCTGACCAAATGAGCGACGCAAGCAGGACTATGCTGCTCTTCATGCAGTCGGTCTATGGCACTCTTATCGTGCTATCCCTTTGGGAAATCGAAAAGAAACTAACCTCAATCATTAACCTTCTGACCAAATGAGCCAGCCCGACTTCAACCCCTTCGACCCCATCTCCGCCGCGATGGGTGCCATGCACGGCCAGAACCTGCTGGCCGCCAAGGACGCCCGCATCAAGCAGCTGGAGGCCGAGGTCGAGCGGCTCCGCAAGGCTGGGGATGCTGTCTGCGAGTCTCCTTATGCCTGGGAGACTGACCCTGCCGTGATTGAATGGCGAGCCGCCAAGGATGGCAACGCCAATGGCTAGGTCGAAGGCCGCCGCCAAGGCCCTGGCTCACCCCGGGCTTAAGCAGCAGACCCCTAACGAAAAAATGAAGACCGAACTCCATCTCCTCTCCGATCGTCAGCGATGGGAATACCTGTTCAGCCTGAACGTCTGCCCGAAGCCCGCCGCTAAATGAGCAGCCCTGTCCCCGCCGGCATCGAACGCATCGCCCGCACCGTGACCGGGCAGTACGCCCTGCTCCTGCTCCTTGACGGTTATCCCTACGTCGAGATGACCGCCCGCAAGCAGGCTGACTTTATCTCCGACCTTGGACTGTGGAAGCGCAAGACGCATCCGTCCCTGGCACGATCGCAAGTCCGCTTCTTTACCCTTGCCCCGAACGGAGAGATAAAGGAACTTACCTTTAACCGATGACCAACCGCGACTCCATCAAACGCCTAGTGGAAAACATCACGGGCTCGTTAGCCACCGTCCAGCATATCGCCGGACGTTATGAACAACACGACGCCGACATCATCACGCTCTCCGACTTGAACCGTTCCGCAATCACGGAGCTTCAGGTCTTCAGCGACTCCATCGAGACCGCCGATGAGGCCGCCGCCGTTAAGCCCCTGCATGACCGGGTGCACGTCCTCGTCGTTCAGTTGCGCGTCCTTCGCAACACCCTCGAAGGCATGGAGAACGCCGCCGACAAAGCCCTTGAGGATGTCCGCCGTATCTCCGCCAGCGTCGAGGAATCCAACCCCGACGACGACGCGCTCTAATTTCCACCACAACCCAACACCAAGAACCACACCACATCCATGCGAGTCCAACCCGACATCATCACCCACCGCGTTCTCTACGACGGCATCCAGGCGCTTAACTACAGCGGCTCGAAAGAGATGCTCAAGTCTCCGGCCCACTACCAAGCCTACCTCAACCAGGAGCGCGAAGAGACTAAGGCCCTCCGCATGGGTTCGCTCATTCATTGCGCTGTGCTCCAGCCCGAGATGCTCAATGAGAAGTTCATCACCGCCCCCGACTGCGACCGCCGCACTAAGGACGGCAAGGCCACCTACGAAGCCTTCCAGTCCAGCCTCAAGCCCGGGCAGACGGTCGTGTCCTACGAAGAGTCCGCTGAATGTCACCTCATCGCCTCTCACGCCAAACTCGCCCTTGAGCGTATGGGCGTCGAGTTCGAGATGACCGAGTTCATGTTCACCACGGATCACTGCGGCGTTCAATTGAAGTGCGCCATCGACGGCATCGGTAAGGACGGCTACCTCTACGACCTGAAGACCACCGAGGACGCGTCCCCTGCTGGCATCCTCAAGTCCATCCGGGCTTACCGCTACAACCTCCAAGCCTACTTCTACCGCCTGTGCTTCGAGACCGCCTTTGAGCGCCGACTGCTCGGCTTCCGTTTCCTCTTCATCGAGAAGGCCCCGCCCTACGCCACCGCCGTCGTGGAAATCGGGCCAGAGCTGATGTCCTACGCTTGCTCCGACTTCGAGAAGGCGCTGCAGACCTACCGCGAGTGCACGACCCTTAACGAGTGGCCGGCCTACGGTGACGCTGTCCAGGTCATCGACATCAAGGGACCGTCCGCCTCCACCGCCATCACCTTCGCCTAATCTCATGATTAAGAATATCCTAATCGGGTTTCTCCTTCTCTCTGCGCTGTTCAGTATTGTCGCTTCTGTGCGGATGTATTGGTCGGCTGTGAAAAAGAAGAGCACCGAGCCTACCGATGAAGAAATCAAGCAGTCTGCCATGAGCCTAGGCATCAGTGTCTTCCTATGGTTTGCCGCTGGAGCCATCCTCTTAATCGCTTACAAAATCTTTGAATAATCCTATGACCACCGAAAATAACGACCGCCCCCCCCTCACGTCCATCTCGACCAACGGCACCTACAAGCTGAAGCTTATCAAGCCGAAGTTTGAGAAGGTCAAAGTCTGGGAGGACGGCACCTGCTCCGCCCGCCTCTTCTTCGTCGATGACAAGGGCTTCTGCCTGTCGAAGAACTTCTCGACCAAGTACGGCAAGGCGCTTGCCATGCTCGTCGGCAAGTTCTCCGGCAAGTTCACTAACGAGATCAGGCTCGACGCTACCGCGGCAGAGTACCTCGAGTACATCGGCCCAGCCTGCGGCCAGACCATCCTCGTCGGCGTGGAGGTCGAGGAGAACGGCGAGTACAACGGGAAGCCTCAGTACAAGTACAAGATGACGTACCCCAAGGGCTCCCAGAAGCCGACCGTCCCCGACGCCCTCCCTCCCGAAGGCGTTAACTTCTAACCCTGTGACCGAAGCACCCACGCCGATGGCCGCCCCGACGCTCGTCCTGATCGCAGGGTTTGCCCGGGCGGGCAAGGACACGCTGGCCTCGGGTCTGCTCGAATGGAGCACCCGCCCCGCCGAGCACATCAACTTTGCCGACGCGCTGAAGGAGGCCTCTAACCACTACCTCGATTACCTTGGACTCGAAGGCAGTTTCTTCAACGAGGACTTCAAGGTCGAGAACCGCGACTTCCTCGTCAACGCTGGCAAGTTCGCACGGCGCCTCGACAAGGACGTCTTTGCCCGACACTTCGCCAACTGGGTGCCGGTGATGAAGCACCACGATCAGCCCAGCCCCGAGACGGTTGTGACGTCCGATTGGCGATATATTAACGAACTTCGAGTGGCGCAGGACATCCTCTGGGAAAAGGGCTGGAAGGTCCGCACTATCTATGTAGCTACAGCTGGTCTCGGCCCGGCCAATGACGAAGAGCTCGACAGCATCGCCGAGATACGCGCCAACCACCTGTTCGACCAAGAGTACATCTTCAAGCCCAACGCCCGTAACCAGATCATGTCCGAAGGACGCATCCTCGCCAAGTCATGGAGACTCTGACCCCCGAGACGCTGGTCTGGGCACGCAAGGTCGGCCTGTCCCCTGATCGCGTCGCCTTCCTGCTCACCTGCCCGAAGTACACCGTCAGCAAAGGCCATCGCAAGTCTGACAAGGTCATCACCGACAACCCGAACCATCACCTCCAACGCCTGGGCGACTGCTATTGGTTCCGCCTACGTCGTCGCGGCACTGACATCGTCGAGAACATCGGGGGCGACCTCCTCACCGCTCGCAAGCGCCGTGATGAGATGCTCGCGGCCTTCGACTCCGGCCAACCCATCCCTCACCTAAACAACAAATGAGCACTCCCATCCGCTTCGTGGCCTTCGGCGATAACCACGGCGACATGGCCGACGATGAGGCCACCGACGCCCTCTGCGAGTTCATGAAGGACTACAAGCCGACCGTGCGCGTGCACCTCGGGGACTGCTTCGACTTCCGGTCACTCCGCCGCGGCGTGGGTAACGATGCCGAAGGTGCCGAGTCCCTCATGGCCGACATCCAGGGCGGGGAGGACTTCCTTCAGCGCACGAAGCCAACCGTCTACCTGATGGGCAACCATGAGCACCGGGCAATCGCCCTACAGCATACGTCAGGCTCGGCCATCGTACGCGACTACTGTGCCGACCTCGAGGCCCGTATCCGTTCGGCTGCCAAGTCTGCCGGCGCCAAAACAATCCTGCCCTACCACGCCGAGAAGGGCGTCTACCGACTCGGCCCGGTGGCCTTCGTGCACGGCTTCGCTCACGGCCTCAACGCCACTGCCGAGCAGGGTAAGCACTACGCAGACCGGGGAGGCGCTCTGATCCACGGACACACGCACACCCTCGCCCAGGTTAACTTGACTAAGGCCGAGGGCGGCGCCGCGTTCTCCGCTGGCTGTCTGTGCCAGAAGGACGCTATGGCGTACGCATCGCACCGCCTAGCCACGTCCCGCTGGGGCTCGGGCTTTGCCGCTGGATGGGTCGACGGCCAAGACTGGAAGGTCTGGCTAGTCCACAAGGTCGGTAAGAATTGGATTTGGCAAACCGACCTCAAGGTCTACAAGCCCAAAAGCCGATGAGCAGCCGAGGACAGAAGCTTCTTTACTCCCGCATCGGTAACGACCCGATACTGAAGGCCGTCATGTCTGACATCCACAAGAAGGCCGTCCAGCCTGACAAGGGATTCCTCACCCGAGAGCAGTGGGCAAAGAAGTGGGGCCTAGCCGCTAACCATCAGGCCGCCCTGTATGTAGATCGCGCCGTGAAGATTGGCATCCTAGTGAAGAAGCAATTCCGCGTCATCACGAAAGGCCGGATGCGCGTCCTCGACCACTTCGGCCCGCCACCCCGCAAGCGTTAAAACATTTGACGCAGGGCATCCACGCCCCCAAACCCCATCCTCTTCTTCCATGCCAAACCTAGACAACGTCGTTGTCAGACGGGTCGCCCCCTCTGACGTTCATCCATGGCTGCTCAATAAG